CTCATTGTCCAATCTCCTCAATCGCAAGATCAATGGCCTCGCGGATCGGCAGCTTGTGCAGCTCTACGTGGTCAAGTACCGCTTGTAGGCGGGATACGGTGCGGCGTTCCAGCCAGTCCAACCGCGCGTTGTCCGCACGCAGCGCGGCGTTCTCGCGTTTGAGTTCGGCGATTACGGCGTAGTCGTCCCAGCCAGCCAGATCGCGGTCGACCTTAGCCCTTTGCGCTTCCTCACGCAGCCGCTCATTGTCGTCCTTAAGGGACCGAATCTCCTCGCGTGCGCCCTGCACCTCGCAGCGGCTCGCCTCTTGATCTTGGCACCAGCACCGAGCCCTGCCGGCCTCGATTACCTTCAGACCGCAATCCGGCCCGAGCTTGCAGCGGTGCCACTTGTTCCCGTGACCGTCGTCAATCCAGTTGCTCACGCCGCACCTCCTTGCTGATGTTTGAGTGTTTCCACGCCGTGCGCCACGTTACCTTACAGGCACGCGCAATGTCGCCGATGGTCATGCCTTCGCGACGCATCTGCTGCATTTGAGCGCGGAGCGCTTTGCTTGTCGGAGGACGCCACGCTCCCTGCTGCCAATCGCATATCCGCTTGGGCTTTTCTGGCTCGCCGGCCTTCATGTAGACTGGCGCCCACTTGCGCACCATAGCCTCGATCGCGTTGAAATCCATCATGGCGTCAGTCCTTTCGTGTACCACGCCGGAACGCCGAGCTCGCGCACTACGGCATCGATGTTGGGCCAAACGTCGAAATCAATGCAGCGCTTCAGATCGCGCAGATCCGCAATCGTCTCGTCCTGGCCGAGCGAAACCGCATCATCGGTGAGCCGGAACACGGCGACTCCAAACGGCTCGCACTTCTCCACGGCCAGAAAGAAGAAATCAAAGACCGGCTTTGCCCAGAGCTCTGAGATTAGCGGCAGATAAAACCCAGCCTGCCGGTGGTAGCCGAACCGGAAAACGGCACGCTCGAAGTTGCTAAACGTCTCGTCGTCCAGGCTCTCAACGGTCTTCAGATCGGCCACGTATGCGCGCCCATCGGTCAGCTCGCAGCCGTCGGGGTTAAACCAGTCGGTGCGGCACTGCAGTGGCATGGTGCCGCCGGTGCGCCAAGTCGCTTCGGGCACGCCCCGGCCCAGCAGCTGCGCGGCCAGAGGATTGTGACGCACGGCATCGGTCATCTGCAGCACCAGTGCTGACTCGTCCTGATCAATAATCGTCTTGCCGCCGTTCTGCTGCTCAAACTGCGCCCACCGTTCCTTGCCCTCTTTCGTGCGGCGGTCGATGCCCTCTGGCTTGATCGCATAACGATGCGCCCACTCGGCCGGCTCGAGCACCGAGCAATGCACCGCGGATCCGATGCGAAAAGCCGCGCTCGGCTCCTCTGAAACAATCTGTTTCGCGATGTATCGCTTATGATACAGCGCCGGCCGGCGTCTAAACGTCTCGAGTTTCGAGTGCGAGACCGCGGCGTTGGCATGATACTCGGATGATGATTCTTGGATCATGGCTGCTCCTTTTCGATTTCTGCCGCCAGCCGCAGCAGCTCTTTCGCCTGGTCGCGCAGACGATTTATCCGCTCCGATCCGCTTGGAAAATTCGCAGCCAGAGCGGCTGCGGCCTCCTCGACCGTGCCGCCTTCTCCGTTTCGATACCAGTTCCGTTCGTCGCCGCGGACCCCATAGCCCCAGATTCTCACCTTGCTCTTATCAATGATTATCTGAATCTGCGAGAAGTGCTGCGCGTGGCTCTGCATGATCGCGGCCTCTTTGCCGGCGATCCATGCTTGGATCGTTTCCAAGTTCATGGCGTCTCATCCTTTCCGAGCGCCAGCTTGCCTTGCTCGAAGTCCACGATGTCGTCGCTCTCGTCCTTAAACTTAGCGGACCAGGTGAGCCGCACCGCGACCTTAGTGCTGGGCGCCATCGCATCCCACTCCACCAGCGCGTTTACCTTGCACGTTGGCTCCGCGGCGTCGCTGTCGTCCTGGAAGGTGTCGGTAGCGGCCTTGATGATCTGCGGATAGCGTGTCTCGAGGAGATTGCGGAACTGCTCGACGATTGAGCTGATTACCCGTTCGCGGCGTTCGTCGGCGCTCATGCGGCACCTCCAATCTGGCTCGAAAGCCCGCCAGCGACCTTATCGGCCAGCGGCGTTACGTTAATCGGCTCCGCTGGAATGTCGCGCACCTCCTCGACGGTGCGCAGCCCTTTCAGCACGTCGCCGAATAGATCGCGCAGGACGTAGCCCCGGGCACGAAACCGCAGCATGCGTTTAGGATAATCTGTCCACGGGCCAGACTTGCCCCAGAGCTTCGCCCGCTTGGCGTCGCCAACGGTGAACGTCTCGACGGCAGTCTGCTCGCCCTGGCGCACCGCTGTCACCCGGTAGCCGTGGCCGTCGCTGCCGGCCTCGCCGATCTCCTCTTCCTTATAAGAGACGAGCAGCCCAGATCCGCGGACAAGTGCCAGAGCAGCGTCACCGTAGATCGCCGGGCGCCCATTGATCACCGCGGTATTCTGCAGCGCCGCCATGGGAGAAAGCCCGATTTCAGCGCCCAGCTGGATCGCCACCAGGACGGCCTCGGGCTTCTCCATGCCTCGCGGCGCGAATCCGCTTGCGCAGATCGCGTTAGCGAATCGGTACGCATCTTCGAGGCTCGCTAGTTTCACGCCCGAATCACCAAAGGTGATGGGCGATTTATTGGCAGTGGCTTTAACCAGCGCCGTGTCGGTTGTATCGTGTGTTGTGTTCATGCTCAGAAAGGAACTTGCTCGCTCACGTTGATGTCATCTTTCAGCACCAGCTTGGCGCTGCCGCCGGCAAGGGTGCCGCGGTTTTGATGGACGATTGTCCTGGCTGCGTTGCGCAGCAGCAGATCCTCCGCCCGCGGCGGGAATGGCGAGCCATCGGTGCGCAGTCGGGGCTCGGGCTCTTGAGCGTACCACTCGACGCTCTTCGCTCCGAGATCTGCCAGCGCTCGGCCCTTGTTCTTGCCAAAGTGCACCTGCACGGCGCCCGGGTTGTCCACGATCTCCGTTGGCTGCTGGATATCGGCAGACTTGGCCCCCAAGGGCTTGGAAGCCGCTGCGGTTGCAGCTGGCTTGATGCGATCACTGAGCGCGGATCGGATAGCGCGGATCTCGAGCATCAGCTCGGTGTATTGTTCGTTGGTCATGGTAGGAGTTTGCGCATTTCGCGTTGCACCTTTGCAGCGTAGGCATCGGTCGCCGCCAGCTTGCGGCGCCAGCTAGGCCCGGCGTTGTGCAGCCGGGCGAGGATCTCGACGTTGCCTTGGCGCCACGCCTCGGGCTCGTAGCGGCGCATGTAGGCTGAGGCGACCTTGATCGCGGAATCTAGCTCGATCACTTGTTCGTAACTGCCGGCCACTTTGGAATCGGCGAAGTAGGCGCGGCTGATCTGGAGCGGACCGAGTGAGCGGCCGTTGTCGCCGAGGATCGCGCCAAGCCGGCCGGATGTCTCGACCTGGTGCAGCGCGGTCCAGAATGACGCCGGCGGAGCCGCGTGAGCGGCAGCGGCCAGGGTGAGGAGAAACAGTAAACGTTTCATGGCTCAGTAAAGCGTCACCCAGCGATTCTGCTGGAAGCACTGCAGAAAACTTTGAGTCCAACCGTCTCCCTGCCAGCGGCGAAAGCTACGGTAACGGTTTCCGTCTTGCCCGATCCACTCGGGGGTGATGCTGAATTTGTCGTTCATCGTGTGTTTTGGTCTCGGGCTTGATTGCCTCCGACGCACACAACTTAGCCGATGACCCTAGCACTTGTGAAGAAGAATCGGACGATGCTTGCGCAAGTGGCGCAGCCGCAGGTGCTTGCCGCGTAACAAAGTTAAACGGCGACCCTGGGCTGGTTCTGGTTTTGGAAGTTGAGTGTTTTTACCCAAAATGTGCGTTTCACGCGGGTCGCCAAACCGGCGCACGGTAAATTGCTGCAATAGATTCCTTTACGCATGCACCGGGGTGCTCCGCTCGCTTCGTTCTCGTCGCGATTGCGTCGTGACTCTGGCCGGCTGCTGCTGCGTTGCCTCGCATTTGCCGAGCTTTGCGTTTTAACGCGATCGCTCGAGCGCGGCGCAGCGTGAACCGTCAAGGAATCCTTGACGCTTTAAAACGGATTTCTCGGCAGGTTTTGCCGTCGCGATCTGCCAGCATGCCCCTTGCGATCCGATCCTGGCATGAACAGCCCCCACCCACACCGGCATGTGGCTTCCATGTCGCGTCTGACACCCCCCGTGAATACTCCCAGCTTTGTCGTGCGCCAAACCGCGATCCGTGTAAGAAAAACCACGCAGTTTTTCTGACAAAAAATATACACCTCCCCCTCTTATTTTCGCGAAGCCCCGATGCCGTTAATAACCCCACCCCTTATTTGCGCGACCGCATACCCCCGCCCGGTTTGTTTTTGACGCCACCCTGTGCGATTTCATCGGATACCCCATTAACCCACCAGTGCACCTTAGAGCGAGTGACCGAGCTGGGGCCAGAATCTCTGAACATCTTGCGCGTCGCGCAGCCGTCAGCCTCAGCGTGCCGCAGGCGCTCGCGTGCAGATCTGGGCATTCGCCCGATGCGTTTCGCCCACTGCTCGGCCGTTAGCCAGCCAGGCGGCGGCTCTTGGCCTTCAGCCTGCGCCTCGACGAAGCGCCGTGCCCAGTCAGTAGGTCTTGAATTCGACGGGCGCGACGAAGGCGCCATCGATGCAGCGGATTTGGTTGAGCGTGTACGTGCCATTATCGTGCAGAATCCCGCTTGCCCAGCCTTGGCCCCAGCGCAGCTTGCCGGTCTTGGCGTTGACATAGTCCATGTCGCGCACGCAAAGGCAGCCGATGCTGCGAGCCTCTGCCGGCTCGAGTGCTGCGATGGCGCTTGTCTCGATAGTGTGCGTGTGCCCGAAGATCACGTTGCGGTAAACGTTGGCATGCGCCCTGGCGGCTCCGATGCCGGCGTGGTAGCCGTGTACGACGCGCAGCTCGCCCAGGCGTAAGACGCCATGCGCTGCATCATATGGCAGCATCACAGCCTTCGTTTTCTTCATGAGCTGCTGAACTCTCTTGATGCCGTCCTGCGCATAGTCGCGCAGCAGCCCGGTGGCAGATCCCGCAAAGTGCCAGAGCCGCTCGTCGTGATTGCCGCGGAGAAACCAGTTCTCGCGCCCGCCCGCAAAGTACTTGGTCAGGAACTGGGTGCCTGCGTCCCAGTCATCGACCAGGCTTGCGGCCTTCTCGTCATCGCTCGCACCGCGACGCAAATTGCGGAAGTCCCAAGCATCGCCGGCATGCACGCGGATCTCTGGTCTCCAATCATCCAGGAAGGCGAACAGTGCCTTCGCGACCTTGTCGTCGAGCATGTCGCCGTGGCTGTCGGCGACCACCACGAAACGCTTAGATCTTGCCTTCACGCGCTTCGCGACGCCAGCGCCACAAGAGATACACGATGCCGAGCAGGGAGCCGATCAGCCCGGCCCATTGGTTGGCCTGAGCGACCAGCGTCGCGGATACAGTGGGCATCGATGCCGCGATTACGTCGGTTGGGCGCAGGCTGTTCATTGTTTATGGGCCTTAAACGTAGATCCGCCCTTTTGAACCGTGACCTTGTTTCCATCGACGGTGACGCTCATCGGCTCGTTACTCGATTCCAGCCGCTCGATCAGTTCGCCGATAATTTTGAACTCGGGCTTTTCCTCGCGATCCTTGGTGCCAGTGATGCCCTGCATCATGTTGATCAGAGCGACAAGCGCCCCGCCAGTCATGGTCATCACCGCGGTGATTGCCGAATCGCGCAGAAACGCCGATGCGCCGACGCTGATCAGCACGATCGCTGTGATGTATGCGAGGCCGAATCGCCCGATGCTTTTGCCGGCGACCTCTTTAGCTGTCTCCGTCTGATTCTCAGCGCTCATTTTTTGCGCACCATGCGATCACCGAACCACCAGCCGATGCAGTTCATGGCTGCGAACTGGAACTCATCCACCATATCCGCCTGTTCCTGGCCCGTGACGTGAAAGAAAATCACCGCCACGATGATCAGCAGCAGCAGGGTGATGAATGGCCGGAAAAGCGTCAGGATGGCGGCTGCCCAGCCCGGGGTGTTAGAGGGCGGGGTGGCTTGGGCCTGGGACGCCGTGAAAGCATCCCAGGACGCCTTGTCCGCCGCGATGGCTGCCATTGCCTTCGCCTCTTCGATCTTGAGCTTCGATTCCTTGTCTGCGCGCCAGGTCTCAAAGAATCCGTTGCCGATGCGGAGCAGCACACCGAGTGCTCCACCGCCGAGCGCGTTGGTCAGCAGGTCGAGCATGTCACCAAAAAAACGCCACTAAAGCGGCGATCGCGATGCCGACACAGACGCCGGCAAGCATCATCAGATCCTCGTCACTGGGCAGGTTTGGTCTCACTTGGTTTGATGGCTTCCTGCACGGCGCGGAAAGCGCGTTCGAGCAGATCGTGATCGGCCCGGGTGCCGCGGAACTGCTGCAGCGCCTGGGCAATTACTTCGAGGCCCTGTTGGGGAGTTATCGTGTCCATGTGCAAATGTTAAGCGCGATTTAGTCCAAGATTCAAGGCAATGCAGTCCAACTGATAGTCATCGTCCTCCGATTCTGGACCAGCCGCCCAGTTGTCCCATTGGTCGATGGTCATGTTCACGTTCCCGTTTTTCAGCACCACCACCGTGGTCGTGTCGGGCGTCGCGGGAATCTCCGGCGTGGCAGGCACAATCACCTCGCCCGTAGTCGGGTCGAGCTGCTCCGTCGTGCCGGGAACAGCGGGAGTGCCGGGCACCACCGTGACCTCTTGCAACTCGTAGTAGTAGGCGGGCGGAGGCCCGAGGGAGATCGAGCGGATCAGGAGCGTGTTAGCGGTGGCCGGGTATACGGCGACTGGAGAGATGGCAGTTTGCATGGGTGTAAATGATTATGAGGTTACGAGGGCTACCTTGTACAACGTGCCGCCAATATCGACTTGGAGATACTGGGTCGTGTCCAGAGTGGTCGTGGCCGCAACGCGAACGCCGAGCTTCCACGCGCCAGCGGTGCCGCCAGAAGGAGCGGCGGTTTTGATGTTGCCCGCAAACGTCGCGTTCTGGCTACCATCAATCCTCAACGCAACAGCTCCTCCAGCATTAAATTGCAGTTGCGACGGATATGTGACATTGCTGCTGCCATACGCCAACAAATAGGCACTAGCATTGTTGTTGGAAAATCCTCCGGCACCCGTGCTAGTTCCGCCGTAGTAGGTTCCGGTACTGGCAGAGATGGTGACGTCCCCCGCAAACGTCGCCGTCCCGTTCACCTGCAACCTCTGCCCGCCGTCGGTGGTCGTGCCGATGAGGACGTTGCCGGTGGGCGCAATCCTCATCGCAGTTGCCGGAGTTGAAGACCCATCTGGAGCAACTCGGAAATCCAAGGCGCACGGCAAATCTGTCGCTCCGGGAGTTCCTGCAATCACGCTCCGTATTTGTCCTGCTGTCCGGTATGCAGCGCCGTCGTAAGCGACAAATCCTAGCTCTCCGAAAACATCACCATCTGCCAGAATCGTCGGGCTGGCTTTTGTTCCGCGTGATTTACCAACCATCAGGAATCCGTGGTTCCCGTTGGTGTTGTTGTGCGCCATCGAACAGATCGACGAATAAATATCGCTTTCCGTGGTAATTTGCGGAACTCCGACGGCATTTGTTGAAGTGGCGGTCGTTGAGCCGACGACTAAATTTGCGGAGGAGGAAGTTAATGCGCTCGTCCCCGTCCCGCTGACGGTGAGGTTGCCGGAGAGGGTGGTATTTAGCGACGAGTCGATCAGCAGCGCGTCGGTCGCGGACCCGTTGGTGCGCAGAGCCAGCGACGACCCGCCAAACGACGTAGCCAGAACCGACTTGGCGGCCGCGGTGGTCAACGTCACACGATAACTATTGGTCGGATCTTGAAATGTCGCGGTGCCGCCGTTGACGGTGAGGTTGCCAGAAATCAGCATATTACCCGCACCGGGATTGCCTGCTCCTACGGGGTCAGTGCCGAGATAAAATCCGCCACTGTTCCACAAAGCCGCTCGCGTCGTAAACGAACTGTTTGCGTCGTTGACCGTGCGGAATTGGAGAAAGTTACTGGAGACGATCCCCAGGTTGCGGATTTCAAAAGTATTTCCGTCGGCAACTACCGTGCCAGTCGCTTTGAGGCGGATTGATGGGTCCGAGGACGTTACGCCAACAGATCCGCTCGCTGCCGTGGTAGAGCCGCTGACGGTGAGGTTGCCGCCAAACGTTCCTGCGCCCGATAAATTGACGCTCGTTCCGGTCGCCGCGCCGATGTTGGGCGTGACCAGCGTGGGCGTATTTGCGAAGACGAGTGCGCCGGTGCCGGTTTCGTCAGTAACTGCGGCCGCAAGATTGGCGCTGCTTGGGGTCGCCAGGAAGGTGGCAACGTTAGTGCCGAGACCTGAGACGCCAGTTGAGATCGGCAGCCCGGTGCAGCTGGTCAGCGTGCCGCTCTGCGGCGTGCCCAGGATCGGAGTCGTCAGCGTCGGGCTCGTCGAGAGAACAACCGATCCAGATCCGGTCGAGGTCGTGACGCCAGTGCCGCCGTTGGCGACTGGCAGCGTCCCGCTGAAGCCGATGCTGATCGAGCCGTCGCCGTTGGTAACGGCGATGTTACTGCCGGCAGTGAGGCGGGCGTTTTTCCAAAGGCTTAACGTGTTGTCATAAATCAGCGTCTGGCCGCTTTGCCGCGGCGCGTTGATCTGCACGTCGTGGATCTCGTCGAGCTCGTATCCGTTTTGAATGCGGACGTAGAGCTCGCCGTTGCCAGCGTTCGCCCGCTCGATGATGCCGACGTAAACGAGATGATTGGGAGCGTAGGGCTTTACGTTGGTGATGCTGCCTGGCGTCGCTCCTAGATAAACGGTGTCGCCGTCGTTGTACGCGCCGAGGTTCAGACCATCGAGCACGCCGACGCAGGTGACGGTTCCGGTGCCGCCGGCTGAAATTGATGTGTCGGAGACTACGCCAAAGGTCTTGGCGCTCGTCGCGTCGGTCGTGTTGAAGGCCAGCTTAACCGACGGCCTGTTTCCGGTGGCGCCGAAAATATACACCACCTGACCCTTTGTTATCGCGACGCTTTCTGCGTTCTTTACGGTCGCGGTCAGCAATTCCTGCGCGCCGCTCGCGTCGATCGTGATCGCTCCTGCGGCGTTGGTGACGGTAATGCCCGTGCCTGCGGTCAGCGTCGATTTGACGAAGCCGGTGCCATTGCCGATCAGCAGTTCACCGTTTGCCGCGGTGCCCAGCGCGGACGTCGGCACCGGATTGGCCGCGTAGAACTGCGCCGCGGTTGGAGTCGTAAGCGTGTTTACGTTATTGACCGTGACGAAGCGCCCGCCGGTCGGACTCGCACTCTCGGTGTTCTGCGTATCGCTGATCGCCCGGTAGCGGACCGGCGTCCAGAACATCGCCCGCGTGATCTCGTTCCCGCTGGGATCGGCCACGCGCAGCTGCTGCCAGAGATTCTGCACCGGGTAGGGTTGGCCGACGCGCTTCGTGTTCAGCAGGCCCACCAGGTCGTAAGCATTAAGCGGGAGGACGACACTCCAGCCGCCGGTAATCGGCGTGGCGTCGGCTGTCGTAGCCGCGGGCGTAAAGTCGCCGGCCACGGCATCGGATAGCGCCCAGGTCAGCGTGTAAGACGCATTTCCCGCCCAGCTCGGCCAGACGTTGGTGTTATCGGTGAAATAGAAATTGAACGTCGGCGTATCGCCCAGCACCAGCTCGGGCACGGTGGCCGCGGTCATGTCCTGCTGGCCGGTAACGACCGCATCAGCAGGCGAGAGTGCGTTAATGTTTAGGAAAACGTCGTTGCGGGCCATTTGAGAGAGAGTGTTTCGTCAAGACGTGGAATCAGTGACGGTGAAGATGCGTTTGATCGAAGTCATCAGGCTCGAGAGCGCTGCATTGCTGGCTTTGCTTCCAGAGATGGTCCCGAAGTCGATGTCCTTGGTGCTAATCGTCAGAATAGCGTTTCGCTCTGTGAATGTTAACTGGGATCCCCCCGTGTTCGTGATTACCACTTGGACGTTGCCAGTCAGCAGATTGATGCGCCGGATCGCCTCGCGCACTGCGGTCGGATTGTCCATCGCCCAGCCAAGCAAAGGATCCGTTGGCTCTGGAATCGGCGTCATACGTCAGCAGATGCCACGCTGGTGCGATCCACCAGCAAGATCGGCCCGCGCCAGGGCGTGAGCTCGCCAACGCGAACGTTGATGTTGTCTTGGCCGGAAAAGACGCCTTGGAGAAAAGCCGCCGTGCCGCTTTCGTCGACCGGAATAGGAATGTCGTCCGCAGTCGTGATGCCCGCAGTGACCCCAGGCAGATAAAAATCGGTTGTGGTCTTAGACCGGATCACGACGCTGCCTGGCTCGTAATTCGTCTTCGTGCGCGGTCCAATCTCCGTAATCGTGGTAGCGTTGGACCAGGTATCGGAAGCGGCAACCGAAAGCTGGATCGTGTTGGCATCGATCACCGTAACTTTGCTTGATGCGATGTTCGTGAAGATGCTGCCAGAATTGCGGATGAAGATCGTTTCCCCAGCGTCGATCCCGTGGCCGGCGGCGTAAAGCGTGCGGGTAGCAGTGGCTGCGCCAAACGTGATACGCTGGGTGCGGCCGATGGTGCCGTCGGTCTTTGCAATCGTGATCGTGCTGCCGGATGGCGTCAGAGAAACGGCATTTCCTGCAAATATGTTGTTGCTGAAACCAATAGAAAATACAGCAGAGGTATTTGTATTGTTTAAAATTGTCGATGTGGCGCTAGAACCTGTTACAATGACATTGCCTCGCGTTTGTACGTTAGCTAAATTATTTATCGCAGTCTCTACTGTAGCAGTATTAGCATTATATCCTATGGCAGCGGTTGTATCTCCAAGTAAAGAAATCGCAAAGGTGCCTCCCGTTATCGCTCCCGGCAACGAAATTGTGTAACTTATCAACGTATTGCTTGCAGAAGAGCATGTAACGATACAACCACCCCTAGAGCTTACCTCCGTAAACGATGATACCGCAGAATTTATGCTTGATAGCATTGTGGCGGTATTGAATGCAACGTTGATCGCTGAACTAGTATTTCCAAGTAAGCCTATGGTAAACGATCCACCCGTCATGGGTTGATACCCACCACCACTAAAAGCAGCAAATATTGATGCCGACCATGTTCTAGACGTGGCGTTATAACTGTAGGACGAGCTTGGACCAATAACAGCGGTGATATTCACCGTGTTTTGCACTAGATTCGTGTTGGAAAGTGTTCCTGGATTGCACTTAATCTCAAACGCTTGGGAGTACCCATTTTGACTGCTTGACACTGAGTTTGTGACTGTTGAATCGGTTGCGACTGTAATTCCGGCAGTATTCATCGTCGCCGCCGAAATGTTCGCGAACGTCACATCAAATCCCGTCGACGAATTGTAGCTTCCACTCACTGTCACATTGCCGCGATTCTGAACCGTGCTAAATCCGTTCAGTGCGGTCTGCACCGTGGCCGCATTCGCTGCGTAATTTAGTGCAGACGACGTGTTCCCGTCGAATCCGAGCGTGTACGTGCCTCCGCTCGGATAAAAGCCCGGCACCCCGCTGTCGCTGGTAACAGCCGTGCGCTGGTAGGCGTCGTATTTTTCCAGCGTCGTGTCTGGCTGAACGATTAGGTAGCTGCCGAAATTGCGCGGAAATGCGTCGTTGCCAGGGATCGTTGGCTTAGATAGGGCAATCGTCCCAGGCTCAATCTGCTGTCCTGGCACCTTGCAGTAAGTGCGACCATAGCGACCCAGGCCACCTTCCACGGTCAGATCAGTCTCCTCGATCAGATACTGCGTGTTATCGGCCGGATCCGTGCTGAGAGCTGCGGCGGGCGTATAGCTGGACGGCACCACGACGTAATTGCGCACCGTGCCCTTAGTGGTCGTGTCCTTGGTGGGCGCGTTGATGAACGGGTAAAAGATGCGCGCTGGACCGTCTTGGATCGCGTTGGTGAAGTTGCCGTCTTGGTAGGCCATGTGCGTTTACTTTCCGAATCCGGCTTTCAGCAGCCGTTGGTTGATGTCCTGGAGCTGGCGTCCGTTTTCGCGCTGCACGTCTTGCGTGGTGCGTGAGTCTTCGACGAAGCGCTGCACCATTGATTCAAACACAATCGGATCGCCGCGGAACTGCATGCGGGCGCCTTCAATGCCCATCATCTGCACGTTTCGGCGCAGCTCCTCGCGGCTGGCGAGAATCTGCTGCGCGTTCTGCGCCTCGAAGCGTAGCCTGGATGCCTCGCCGAGGTTGAGCGAAGCCACTAGCTGCGGCTGCCCGATACCCTCCGCCTGGAGTCTGGATGCCTGCTGCTCATTGCGGCGTATGATCTCGCGCAGCGTCTCGTCGCTTTGCTCGTTGAAGGTGGCGCCGCCGCGAAAGGCCATCACGCGGTTTTTCTGCACCTCGGCCTGCACAGCGCGCTCGCTCTGGTTGGCGGTGTCTTTCGCGATCTCGGCGCGGATCTTGGCAAGCTGGTTGCCCTTCTCGAGCAGCTGGATCTCTACGTCGGTCGTCTCGACGCCGTCGACCTTTAGCTGGCGGAATTCCTTCTCGAGCTGGGCCATCTCGCGGGCCACAATCACTTCCTGCTCGGCGGCTGTCAGCGCGTCAAACTTCAGTTTCGCCAGCTTCTCGCGAGCTGCCAGCGTCTCGTCGATCGCCTTGAACTCGGCCTCAACGGCGGCCTCGCCTTCCTTCGCTAGCTTCTCCTGGTCTTTGCGATTCTCGGCGATTATCTCCGCCCGGGTCTTCTCGAGCTGGCCCTGGAGCTCAATGCCCTTGACCGTGCGTTCACCCACGCGGGCAATCTCTTCCTTGATCGCTAGCTCGCGCTGCATCAGCAGGAACACCTTGCCCACTTCGTCCGCGTTTTTGATCGCGGCCTCAATGCGGGCGTCAGCCAAGCGCCGCTCGGCCTCGCGGATCTTCTCTGGGTCGTTGGCCTCGCGAGCCTTGGCCAGCCGCTTCTCGGCCTCCTCGGCGGCCTTGGCGGCGCGCTCGGCGAATACTTCTTGGGCCTCAGTGATGCCGCGGACACGGTTAATGACCTTGCCGATCTCGTCGCCGATCAGCGTATACCCCGATAGGATAAACGTCGCGGAATCGGCGCCAAACTGCTTAAGCTGGTCGAAGGCATCGCCGAGCCTGGCTACAGATGCGGTGGCGTAGTCCAGCGGCCGGCCGAGTCGCTCTGATTCCTCGCGGAGCTTTTGCGCGTTCTCGGTCGCGAGCATGAATCCGCGGATCAGCGTCGTGCCGATGCCGACCGCGGTTAGATTCTTCCAGACGGATGATTCGCCGAACGTGTCGCCTAGGGTCTTTTTGAGCTGCTTGCCCTCTTCGCCAGCCTGTCGCAGACCGGCGGCGAGCTCGTCGGTCTTGGCAAAGAAACGGAATCCAACGCCAAATTCGGCCACGGTTAATTTCTCCCGGTCATGCCGGCGAGGAAGTCGCAGGCGATTTTGTCGCTCTCATTCGTTAATGCCGTGCCGTAAACCCTGCGGCTCGCGAGACGGATAAGCTGCCAAAGGCGAGCAATCGGCATGTCCAGCATCTCGTCGGTCGTCACCTGGAAGCCACCAGCGGCCAGAGTGTCGGCGAGATAGGCGGGCATGCCGGCGACGGCTTGGCCCTGCGTCTCTCCGCCCTTGGGCGCGTCCATGAACGCATCGCGCAGGTAGCGATTGGTGTCGTCAGCGAGCTGCTTGGGCCTGGTCGCTAGGTAGCGGATTAGAGCCTGCTGGCGCCCGGCGATCCAAGGGTGGAAGACGCTGCGAGAGTAGAGCGGCGGCTTAGGCAGGTCCGACATCCACCAGACGAGCTGCGCGCAGTGGGCCAGAAATTCCTCGTTGGTGTCGAAGCGCCAGGGAGCGAAAAATCCGTTTTGCAGCTCCTCGAGGATGATCACGTCACGCATCGTTAGTACGCGGACGCGGATGCCTGCGATCTCGGTGTGCGTGTGTGCCCATGCCTGCCGACGCACAGAAGCCTCGCGGCGCAGTGCGTCCGCGAAGCCTGGGATTTCTCTGAATTGGAGGACGGTCGACATCACGCCAGCCGGCGCGTGCCGGTCCTCAATTAATCTTTTCCTGCCAGTTCAGCGTGGCAGTCCAGGGAGCGTCCTTGGGCTTTGAGATCGAGACTGACGTGACAAAGCAGTTCACGTTCGCGTTGTCGATCGTGGCAACGAATACGCCCGTCGTGGAATTGTAAGCGGCGGTCGTCGGCTCGGCCGTGGTGTTGGCGGCGAACTGAACCTCGGCGGTGCCGTTGCGCGGCTGCTTAAAGCTGATGGCGCCGGACGGATCGCCGTTCTGGTCCGTGATGTTAACGGTGTTCGCCGGCTTGGTGATGGTAAAGCTGTTCGCCTTGTAGGCGACGCTGTTAATCGTGATGGTGGGCGAGCCACTCGGGAATGTGCCGTCTTGGTAGGGCATGGTAGTCTAGCTTTTGCGGTTTGCGTCAACTCGCCGGCCACTGGTCGGGTTTTATGTAGAATTCCAGGTTGTAAGTGACCTGCGTGCTGATTTCGTCGTTCTCGGCGTCGCTCAGTGAGACGCAGGAGCCCTCGCGCAGCGTGATCACTTGGTAGTAAGGCAGGGTGTTTACGTTCAGCGCCGCGGTGGCCTGCAGCATCGCTTGGCGAATAGATCCGCGCAGCGTGCCCAGAGATTGCCCGGTGCCGTCGCGCCGGGTGGTGCCGATGGCCTGCACGGTGCCCAGCTTGTGCGAGTCGTAATCCTGCGCCGTGTTCTGGCGCGTTGCCGTCTGGTTTGGATTGGTGCCCGTAACTCCGACGACGAGCGTGATGCGCGGCGTGGTCAAGATCGGCGCGGTCCCGATCAGCACCCGCGGCGTCAAAATCTGGGTTGTCGGCAGCGTGTTCTGGAAGTGCGTTTTTAGCGCGTCTTCAATGTTGGTCTCGTAATCGAGCAGCGCTGCGATGGTGCTGGCTGGCATATTAAAAGAACTGCTCGGCAATCGCTGCCTGCTGCGCCTGGAATGGAGTTAGCTTCCCCTCGGCGATCATCTTGCCAATCGTGTCGAAGTAACTGCGCATGGCGTTGGTGCGGCCCTTGATCGCGGCATTCATGATGCGTTGCGCTTCGTCGCTCTTTTTCCCCCAGCCGGTCTGATTGTATGCGGCGATAAATGGGTTATCGGCTTTGCGGCCATCCTGGAAGACACCCTTGCCGGGGAAATGCCTTTTAACCCACTCGGGCGCCCGATCTCCGCCTAGTTCCGTGTACGCACGCACCCAGCCGGCCTTTGCGTGCCCAACGTTGGCCTGCGATGCTAGGATCATCTGTTTAAGCACGACCTGCTCGGGTTTGAGCGTCACCATCCTTGGCCGCGGGTTGCGGTAAGCCCGGCCGCGCTTGTCTCGGTTAGCGCGGTGCAGTCGCTCGTTGGGAATGATTGCCTGCGTCTGGGCCAGCTCACCCTCGCGCTGCTTGCTGGAAAAGTTCTCCCAAGCGACTGGATCGCCGACGCGGATGAGTTTGCGGATGCTCTCGCTGCGGAACTTGTTTGGATCCAGCGGCCTGAATATGCGCTCGAGATCGATTCGCACCCGATCCTTGCCCTGCTTGATCGTCTTGGGCGGCGTTATGCGCATCACATGCTCCAAGAGCAACTTTGCCTGGACGCTTAATGTCCCTAGCCCAGGATCCACCAAGCCCTCGCGGGCAAGGTCTTGAATACGCATGAGCCGGAATGCCAGCTCCTTATCGAGATTCTCCTGGTAGTCGAATGAGATCACGACAGCCGCTTTAGCCGCAGCGTGTACCAGGGATCCCCCGCGGTGTCGGTCGCGTCGATCTTGTCGATGACGTAGCCCACGCCGCCGTAAGTGATGCTGGCCCGATTGGCAGGAACCGTCGCGCCCCATTGCGTTTTGCTGGTGCAGCAGTCCAGCTCGACGGTCCTGCGCTGGGAATGATCTTCGAAAAGGAAGGTGCTTTCGACCTGGTTGAACACGCCGATCAGCCCGGCCGTGGTAACGCCGGCCAGAGACGTGTAGGAAAACGCCTCGCCCATCGTGTCCTCGGCAAACTCAGCCGCTCGGGTGTTGAGATCGTTGAAAGCACTCATCCTAAACCAGCGTGGCTGGGCAATCGTGATGCTTGATGCGGCGGAGCTCGGCCACGGCGGCGAAGATCTCCTTGGGATTCGCCGGATAGGTAAGATCGCCTATGTGGCTCAGTGCCACCTTGGTGTCGGTGTGGATCTTGCCGCCCAGATTGCGCCACTCGTGGCAGAGCATGTAATCCTCTGAGAGCCATATGGGATTGCCCGGCATCACTTCGCGCACGCCCGACTTGAAGTAAGCCCTGGAGGTCTTGAGCGTGTGAACGTCGGGATCATTGCTGCCGAGGTTGTACTCGGGCGCCAAGCCGGCATCGCGGATCGCGTCAAACACGCTGCGATGGATCAGCATGAAGCCTGTGCCGGCATGCACGACCTCGACCAGCCCGCGTTCGTCGATCTTGGCGCCAGCTAGCCCATTGATCGCGAACTGAGGCACGACGCCTTTTAGCGCGTAAGGTGCCGTAACGATCTTGTGCCCCACCATGCCGTGCTGCCAGAGTCTCGCGACCGCGGTGCCCGGGAAGACAATGTCGGCGTCGATATAGAGCAGCCAGTTGTACTTGCTCGCGAGAAACTTGGCGGCGATCTTGTTCCGCGCTCGGTCGATGTGCGATTCCTTGTCCAGGAATAGGCTCTCGGCCACGAGCGGTTGCAGCTCGATCTCGTTTTGCTCATTACGGACGCGGATGCGGACGTGCAGCAGCGTCTCGTTGTACGAAGTCATGAAGCCCATTTTGACGTTACCGCCATAACATGGCGTGCCGATCACGATGCGGTCGGCATCGTCGAAGACCATAGGCGCGGGCGTGTCCTCGGTCTGGCTCGAGACCGCTGCAATCTCGGCAGCGTGGTCTGCTAGTGCGTTGCCGGCATCAGCCGGCGCGTGTGCTGTTTTGGTGCTCATCAAAATCGTGTGGTGCTCGCGATTATGTGGCTAACCCAGCCCCCCTTTCGAGGAGCTGGGTAGCACACGATAAACCGGCCGCGAGCGGTGGCCGGGAGTTTATTAGGCAGTCTTGACGTGCGCGCCGGCGGTGTTGTCGCCGAGCGCAGCGCCGAACATGATGTCCAGCGAAGCCCAGGCCGCACGGCTGGAGAGCGAGCCCCAGGTGTTCAGCTGGACCGAGATGCCGAGATCAGGCAGCGTCAGGGTGCGCGAGCCGGCAAGCATGGAGGCCACGCCAGGGTCGACGATCGGCAGACCAGCCGCGGCCGCAACGGCCTCGGGTCCGACCGCGAAGCCGTAGATATTCGTGCCGGCGCCATCCCAACGGGTGTTGAGAATAATGCCGTCGAAACCATAGGCGCCGGGGCGATAGCTCGAGGAGCCGCCAGGAGCGATCTGGAAGTTCTCGCCGCTGGTCGGGAGGAGCTGCGCAAAGGCAGTGCCGTCCAAGATCAGATGACGCAGCGAGCTCTTCGCAACGAAGCCCCAGAGGGTCTTGGCGTTCGTCGCGGAAAACGAAGCCTGCGCAACGGTGACGTTGTTCGCAAAGTTCGTCGACGTGATGGGAGCCAGCGCGATGTCGATGATCTTGTTAGCCAAGACCTGCGCGTTGATCTGCGCGAGCTGCTCGAGACGGAAGCCCTGGTTAAGCTCCTGGCTCGAGAGGTTGTAGCTCTTCGAGTAGTGCTTAACCTGCACGGCGACGTTGGTGACATTGGTGTCACCCGTCTCGAAGTTCGTCGGGTTGGTCTGGACCGCGCCGGCCGCGTTGGCCTTGCGAACCTGAACGTACGCGTTCTGGTTCATCATGTCGGTCGTGAAGTCCGTGCTGAAGGCGCGGAGGGGAGCCAGGCGATTGCCCAGCGTCGTAAGGGTGGCCTCGGCGAGGGTGTCGAGGACCAGGGAGGAGCTCAGGGAATTAGCCATGAGAGTAGTAGGTTAGTGGTTATTATTTACGGACGGAAAAAGCGGCGAAAAGAGCATCGCGGTTGAGCTTGCGGAAGGCGCGCTTTTCGGAGCCCTCGGGCATCGACTCATAGGCGGTCAGCATCTCCTCGGGCGTCTTGTAGCTCGCGCTCTTGCGGGCCAGCTGCGCATGCGCGACCTTGACCGGCGCCACGCCGAGCTGGCGGGCGTCATAGGCGGCGAGATCCTCGACCTTAGCCTTGAGCTCGTCGCGCTCCTTGGAGAGCTCGGCGACGGCAGCCTCGGCCTTTGCCTTGTCGGCGGTCAGCGTGGCAATCAGGCCGTCTTTTTCGGCCAGAGCGGCCTTGTGGGTGTCGGTGAGCTTGGAGAGCTCGGCAACGTGCTTCGCGGCATCAGCCTTGAAGGTAGCGATTTCGGAATCCTTGGCAGCAAGAGCGGCCGCGTCAGGCGCGGGGACGGTCTCGGGCTTGGTTTCGGTGGTCATGGTAGCTTGCAAAGATTGTGGCGCGTCAACGGCGGATAGCAGGCCGTTGGGATTTGCGGCTGGGCGCTGTACTAGGTCAGCTGACATCACGTTGGCGATTCGCATGCTGGGCGAGGAGCGGAGGACGCCGCTCGGCGCGGAGTCGCCGAGAGCGGCTGGGATCTCGCTGCCGTCGGCCAGAACCCAAACTGGCCGATACTCGAGCACCAGCGAGACCCCAAATTGATCGGGCACCTTTTGCGCGAGCTCTACTAGCTTTTCATAAGTGCCGCCGGCCTCGCGCTTGAAGCTCTCGAGGAATTCGAAAGACTTGGCCTTGATCTTGTTTCCCTCGCGATAAATGCCGCTGAAAAAGCCGATCTCCTGGCCGAGCCGATCGGATCCTGCGCCGTCGTGCTTGAGATAGGCGCGGAGACTCTTGCCGAGCAGCAGGCGCATCGCGTCGTCAATGCTCTTGTCGTCGATGTAAAGGCCGTGGCCGGCAGCCTCGATCCCGCCAGTGATTAGCGAGACGTTGGCGAAGCCGCTGGCGTCAGCGGAGAACTCCTGGAGGCAAACGCGATGGCTCATAATTGGTTCAGAATCCGTCAACTTTCGCGCTCAATCTCGAGCACCTTGCGCTCGGCCCAGGCATAGCCAGGATCCCCGCCCCAGAGCGCCCACGCAATGCGGCCAGCGGATGGATAGCCGGGCTCACCAGCGTTGAATCCTTCGCCCTGCTTATCCACCTCATGCCGGCGGAAAAAGCTCTTCATGCGGAAAATCGTTTCATTCGAGAGATTCCGGCCGTTAGAGATGTCCCTGGCGCGTGCCACGCCGACGGCAGTGCCGCCGCGGTTGAACTCTTCGCGCCAGCGCAAGCCGCGTTCGGCCTCTTCGCGCATCGCCTCAGTAGGCGCCGTGTCCACCTGCAGCGCAGCCTGGGAGAGTGCGGCGGCGTCGCTCGGGATCTGAACCGGCACCGGGATCGGCTCGTTCGCTGTCGGCGAAAGATCGCCACGCAGCCCGGGCACCGGTAGCCCGGCTTCCTCGAGCGCTGCATTTTCAGCAGCTCGACCCGCGATGTGGCTCTTGAGATCAATGCCACGCTCGGCGCAGATGTCGCTGAGATTGATGATGCCGGATAAATAGTCCTCGCGCTGGGCGGCGGCATCGCGGCCGAAATCAACCGTAAGCCGCGGCGGCATCGTGAACGACCATTTCCACCAGTCAGGATTCGCCGGCAGCCGGCCATTCTTCATCGCCTTCGCGACCGCGTAGCCGACCGCTCGGCGAGCGAACGGCTTTAGAAGATCCTGGCGATCCTCGACGCTGCGCATTGCGGTCGAGATCACGAAGCGCGTGTTAGCGCCACCAAGTGCCGAGATATCCCACGCGAGCTCGAACGGCCAGTTGATGCCCGCCATCGCGTTACGCAGCAGCCGATCCATGAACTTTTGCCAAGCATCGCCCGGCCGGTCGTTCTTAAATGCCTCGAGCTTTGAGCCGCTGCCGGCCTTGAAGTGGCGAACCATTCCGCCGAAAAACTCCTTGGCGGCGACATCCTGGCCGACGTACGGAGCGCCGGAAAGCGCCACCGCTGGATCGCTGGTATCTGCCAGCCCGCTCTCGTTGTACTCGATCAGGCCGATGCTGGACGCCAGCGCAGAGGCCATCTTCTCATACCCCTGCACCGTGCGCAGATCCTTGAGATCCAGGATGGCATGCGCGAAGCCCGGGAGGCCGCGGAACTGGTTAATCCAGGCCGGCTCGGCCAGCAGCATCATGTCGCGAGCGGTGACGTACTCGCGAACTTCGGGCATTTCCTCTTCGCTACCGGGCGCCTGCGCCTCCTCCTCTACGTAGAATGCGACCGGCCGGCCTTGCGGGTTGATCACGACGCCATCGATGACGCGCAGCCCCTGGTACGGTCCACTGAGCAAAAATCCGTCACGATCGAGCTTATCGCTGCTCGGATTGTGGATACCTTCGCTGGGGATCAGCTGGATCGCTGGAAATTGGGTCTCGTACTCGGTCAGGATCGCGCCCACGTCGCCGTCGCGGTCCACGGCGACCGATGCCAGAAAAAGGCTGGTCTGGAAATCGCGCCCGCTGATGTCGGCGATCGGATACCATTCATTAAGCAGCCATTCGCGTGCGGTTTCGCCCCAGGCTTGATCGGCGCCGTCAAATTTCGGCAGCCAGGAACGGCCGACGGCATACATGGCTTTCGCGTCGATTGCGCCCTTGGCCGGCCCCAGATTGGCGTATAGTTTGCGGGAATCGCTCAGGAGCTGCGCCCGGTCGGTGGAATTTACCTCACTCGAGATGCTGCCGATCGTGCGAACTTCGAGCGGTCGCCGCACGATTTCCTTGCGGTTAGTGGCGTCGAATAGAGCACCTAGCGCTGCGCGGAATCGTTGCGGGAGTGGCGTCGGCATAGTCGTCAGCGTAAGAATCCGGCTGTCTGAGACACTGGCGCAGTAAACCCTGCGTCAATCGTCTGGATGGCTAGTTCGCTCGCCATGATCAGGTCGGCGATCGTGGTGCCCGGGAGAGCCTGCACCGTGATGGATTTTCCGTTTAGCGCAGTCCCAACGATCTGGCCGTTCTGCGCGCTCATGTCGGTCCACTTGCTGGCCTGGAGGTCTTCCAGCCACTTTCGCGGATTGGCCGCGTTGTTCCGCCTCGCTTGACGCAGCAGAATGGAGACGAGGATTTTCATCTGAAAACGGCCGGCGCGTCAACGTAGCCCAGCGTGAGCGATGTCTATTGCCGAGATTTCGGGCGGCCGCATCTCGCCCGTCTTGCGCAGCGTGGAAAACTCCACCCGCAGGTTATCGCGAACGATGCAGTACGCTTGACGCAGCGAGCCCTTGACCAGGCTTTCCGGGTGGATCGGGCAGCCGGCCTCGCGCAGTTGCTCGAGCTTGCTAAAAGTTTGGAAGTATTCGGCCGCGGCGAGTCCTCCCATAATCGCGAAGCGGTCGTTAATTCCGCCGAATCGGCCCCACCAAGGGGTCAGAGCTTCGTTGATGATAGGCGTGTAGGTCTGATCGAATGAGTGAAAGAACAGATCCGGCCGCACACGAACGAAAAGATCCACATCGCTGACTGGGTGGTCGGTGTAGAGCTTCCAGCCCTGCTCTAGCTGCCAGAGCTGGCGAAGCACGGCCTGCATCGGCACGCTGCGCGCATACGGCTCAAACCGGACCGGCTCGGCCAGCTCTGGGATCTCAGGCTGGCTTGGCTCGACCTTGCTGATCAGCGTTTTCGGCCGGAACAGCTGCTGCGTGATCTTCCAGTCGTCGGCGTCTTCGTCCTGCACCGTCGAGATGTAAAAGTGCAGCGGCTTGGGCAGGTGCCTAGCGACGTGCCAGTTGAACGTGTGCGCGCACGTTTTCCATGTGCGCATGTGGCCGGCGAGAATGATGACAGATCCCATAAATTAGGAGACGCGGTTAAGGACGAGCAGACCCCATTCGGAGTGATGATATTTCATCACCTGCCATTCTGGGTTGTCTGCGAGGAACTCTAGGATCGGTTTGATGATGCCGCCGCCGTTTTCTCCGCGTTGCGCAAACATGTAAACATCGTGCAAGACGATGTAACGGCGCACCATTGCTGCGTGCTTAAGCTCTGCCTCGACCTGGTCGGAATTGTGCAGCGTATCAATGAACAGCATGTCGCACGGCTCGATCAGATCCAGCTTGGAGGTGTCTGCCCGCTGAAACGTCCATCTGACGGTTTCGCTTTTCGGAATATCCACCGATGCTTCCGCGATGTCATAGGATCGAAGCGATCCACCGCCGCCAGATTCCAGGCCGGCAGCCAGCGCAAAGGTGCTCTGTCCTGTCCGCACTCCAAACTCCACCACCGTGCGGCACATCTGCGCTAGTTGATGCAGCTGGTGCATGTGCGGGATCATGTCCTGGTGGCCGTGCGATGATGCGCGGCTTTCAAATATATTCTGCAGCGTCGTCATGATTGAGTAGGTGTTTCGGTTTTTTCGGGTGAAGGGAGTAACTGCAGCGCGAGAGCCACGGCGACCTGCATGGCCTCGCAGTCCCACATGTGATTCGGTCCGGTCTTCGTCCAGCGCCACTCGCTGCGTCCGGTGCTCTTGCTGATGCGTTCGCGTTTTACCTCGCCGCGGAGGTGGCGTGCGTATTCTTCGCCGTGGTCGGCGCCGCATTCCCACGGATGCGAATTGCCGGCGACCAGAGCCGCCAGCACATCCTTCACCGGGTCGGATGCCCAGAACATGTAACGCGCATAACCGCCGGGCACTTGGGTCTGCTTGATGCTCGAGTGGAATTTCATCACCTTCTGGCCGTTGGGCCTGATGTGGGCGAAAGAATCATCGCCGCTGCCGTGGAGCGCCGTCCACCCGTAGCGGATGCAATCCTCGTAAACTTGCGCCGTGCTGAACTGCGCGTCCTCGAAGCAGAGCTGCGACTCCACTCCAAAGTGCTGGCGGATGCCCTCGGCCTGCTCGGTTGTGCTGAGTTTTCCGCGCCAGAGCAGCTGCGAGCCGCCGTCACTCTTCCAGGCGCGTACCACGGCCCAGAAGTGGTCGCGCTGCCGGTCTATCGTCATCATCCGTCTGGCCTCATTCTCAACCTTCTCGCGACCTCGGGCATGCAGATCCGCAAGCATGTAGCCGCCGCGGAGCTCGACCGTTGTGCGGTTAAGCTGCGCCTCTTCGTTGCGCCAAGGTAGCGCCAAGCGCTGCATGTAAAAATCCCGCAGCGGGTTGATCTGGCCGCGTTTTTTGAACTCGCCCGCCTGCAGGAACTCGACCGCCAGCTGGCCCATGTCCTCGGCTAGAATCGCGTTCCAGTTAAAGGATCGGTGCTTGCCGTCGCGGTCTGGTCGCGGCGCGGCGTAGCGTCCGGTGCTGTTCCAGCGTGCCCTAGTGGCGGCGCTGTTCGCGTGTTCGTGCCCGCAGTAGGGGCAAAGCCAGCGCGTCGAGTTGCGCACAAGCTGCTCGTCCCACATGCCGTTTTCCTTTCGTGCGCCTTCGTCCCAGATCACACAGGCGCGCTTCGCCGGCTCGTCCGCGGCGCGGCCGAAAAACTCGAGCGGCACAAAGCGCTGGCAACCGAAACACTGGACAGACCAGATCTGCGCCGTCCCCTCATGCCAAAGCCGGTCAAAATCGTCGTCCGCGTGGGATCCTTGGCTCTCGTTTAGGATCTTGCTGATTCCGTCGCGAGCATAAGCCGAGACGCGCCGGCGAGCATGTGTCAGCAGCCCTTGCTTCCAGAGCCAGCACTCGCTGTTGAGCTTCCAGCGAATCGATTTGCTCTGCAGGTTGTTTAGATTGGCGCCGTTGATGATTAGGTAGAAATCGCCAAAGTAGATCTCGCAGGTCGCGGCGTCGTGCTTGTTTTTCGGCAGCAGGCGCGCCACCGGCTCGCAGTTGCGCAGCAGGTTGCGGTAACGTCCTTTGACGTGCTCGGCCGCGCTCTCGTCGTCCTGCTGCGTCCACATGATCGGCCCTGGCTCGTTGGCAATCGCCCAGAGACTGGAGATCTCCACGAAGAGCGTTTTGAGTGTCTGGATCGCGGCGCGGCATGTCACCTCGCGCACACGTTCGTCGGCGACGGCCTCGAATGGCTCGAGCAGGTGTCGGCAGGTGCGGATGTCAAAGGAACCCTGGCGTGCGTAGCCTCCGCCGAGCTGAACAAAATCCCTGGCCCAGTCGTGGATCGGCCGGCGATCTGGCAGCGCCCACCCGCGGCGCCATCCTTGGAGAACCTCGAGGCTCATGCGCTGCGCGCCTCCTGAGCGGCTGCCTTGCGCCTGGCGTTCTGCTCGGTCTTCCAGTCCTCGAGCGCGTGCTGCATGGAGACGCAGACCAGATCTGCGTGCTCTCGGGCCAGCCGGCGAATGTCGCTCACCTCGAGCCCGGCGACCTTGGGCGGCAGCTCGGTGGTGAAACCCTGATACATCGCTGACTTTACCCGTGCCGCGAGGAACAGCAGGTAGTTGTCCACGTCCTCGGCCGGGATCAGCTTGGCCTCGGCCTGCTGAATCTTGATTTGATTGAGCCGCACTTCGCTCGCCAGCTTCTCAACCAGGAGCTCCTCGCGTCGCCTAGACTTGCGCGGGCCTGCCTGGCCGAGCCCGTGCCGGTCGATGAAGTCGCGCCAGTCGGCCTCGGTCCATGTTTTCGGCGCGTCATCGTATTCGCGCTGCCAGTTGCGGATCGCGGTCGATGAAACATTGAGCGCTCGTGCCAGCGCCGTGTGCGTCTTGTGCTCGCTCACTTAATTTTTTTCAGCTGAAGAAGCGCTTCTTTCAGTTCTGGAAAATGCCTAGCTACTACCAGCATTGCCCGTTCAGTCTCCTGCTGCTCAGCCTGCTTGGTGCGGTTCCTTTTTTTCCCCAATTCACTAAACGAGGTCGTTAGCTCGGCTAGATCTCCGGTGGAAAGACGCAAATATAGCCAAACGGCTTCCGTGCTCTCGGGATCTCCAGCCATAACGGCAACTCGCAATAGCCAGCGATGAACTTTCGGCCTTCCTTCAATTTCGGCCCATTCAATGATGCGTTCAGCAATTTCGCCGAGTAGCTCGGCGCGCTTGCTGCGCTTCATCTCTTGCCACGGATGTGTGGCAAGATTAGGCGTCAGCGGCACAAAGTTCACTGGTAATTGGCAAGCGGATGCTCAAGCAAACGGATCATCTCGGGAGTTAGACTCGCATCGATGTCGAACATCTCCGGCTGTTGCAGCGTCTCAACCGTCGCGAGCTTCAGATCCAGATTCTTAAGCGCTCGCAGATCTTCGTCATAAGCTGCAATCGCCTGTTTTCGAGCAGCTGAAAGTTGATGGGTCGCCACTCGCACGCGCAGCAAAATATCGCTCGCGGTTTTGTAACCTGTGTGTGCCTTGCTCATCGTGTGCCTAACGTGTAATTATTCCACGGATCGGCGCAAGGATGGGAATGCCTGTTGCCATGACCACGGTTTGGCGGGAAACGGCCTTTCCTTTGAAAATCTGACTGTCAGATTGTCCTAATCGTCCCTAGCATAACAAAAGGTGGCAAATTACCTTAAAACAGATTTGCGGTCACTTTTGCAGGTAAACCCTAGGCTTGTGGTCCGGTGCGGCCATAAACTGCTGCGATGATCGATGTAACCAAAGCGGACGGATCGGCTCTTCGCCTCCTTCGCGCTGCTTCCACACGGTCAGCTGCCCGTCCTTTGCCTTCTCAAGCGCGACCCGCGCAGCCAGGTCATGCGGCTGCAGCATCTGCAATTTCTGCTCTTTGTCTTTGTTTCGCCAAACGGTAAACCCATTGTGCACCAGATCCGCGAGCGTCCCGGATCCGCGCACGTCGAGCTTGCCAGGAACCTGCGTTTCATCGGTGCCCTTCCGCGGGTGCGCGACGATGTGAACGTGGCCAAATTTGCCCGCGAATGTCGTGAGCTCGCCCACGAATTCTTTTTGTTGGTCGTAATCGTCTTCGCCAATCGCGCATCGCACAAGCGAATCAATCACGAATCGCGTGCAGCCATAGCGTTTCGCCGCGTATTCCATGACGGCCAACAGTTCCTTCCACGGCATCACGCCGACGCGATCAACAATCCAAAAATGATTCGCTAGCCAGGAAATCGCGCAATGGGCCTTCGCCTCTTCCGTCTTTCCAGGCATAGTGCCCAGAGCCATGCGCACAAGTTGCGCTGCGATTTTCGATCCCGGCATCTCTAGCGAAGCCACGCAAATGTTTTGACCCTGGGCGGCATCGTGCACCGCGAATTGCATGAGTAACTGACTTTTGCCGTGACCGTTGATGCCGGACCATAGCGTGACCTCGCCGTGCCGGCAGCGCCAAGGCATCGGAATCGGTGGCTCGGTTCCGATTGCGCGCTCGTTTGTAGGGTGAAGCGCTTCCCATGCGTCGGCTTGAAAATCAACGATCGATCGAAGGCTTTCCGGATCAAGTGTGCGCGCTTCTGCAACAGCTTGTTTCCATTGCTCCACGGTCCAATCGTAATGCACGAGTGCCTCGTTCGCGTCCTTGACCGGGAGTGAAACGCGAAAGCACCGAGTCCTGCCGAGTCGTGCGGCGATCTGCTCGGCGCAGGCCGAACCCTCTGCATCCATGTCGGTACAAATTAAAATCCGCTCGAAGCGCTCAAGAGCCTCGTAATCATTTTCGATCCAGTCGAAGTTTTTAACTCCAAACGGAATTGAAAGCGCCCTAGTTCCCCAAAATGCCACCGTAAAAGCATCGATCTCGCCTTCAGTGATGCAGATCTCGCGATCGTTCTTCGTTACTGTTTTCCAGCCGATCAAATGGCTCTTCGAGTTAGGTGACGCCCACGAGTTTTTCTTTCCATCGTCGTCTCGCTTTATGGCAAGGAACTTGAGCAGGTCGATGCTTTTGCCGTTGCTCTCGTGCGCTGGGAAGACGCAAGCCGGTCCGCTGCTTGAGTTGTCCAACTGCATTACCTCGAAAGCGCGCAAAATCTCTGCGGAAATGAATCGCTCCTTAGTCAAATAGTCGAAAACCGCCCCTCCGCTTTCGATAGGCTTGACGCGATCAAGCGCGGGCTTGTCGAACTTCTTTGTGATCGCGTTTGGCTTGGCAAATTTAGCCTCGAATCGGTCTTCGATGCCGAGCCATGCCTTGATGTCGCGCAGAGCGGCAACAAAGTCCTGATGCCGGCACTCCATCCAGAGTCCGATGATGTCGCCTTGCTTGCTTGCTGCGAAATCGGCCCAGAGTCCCGCTTTGGATCCGTTCAAGCGGACCTTGAGTGACTGGCCCTGGTTGTTATCAACATCGCCGCATACCCATTCGCCGCCTTTCGCCTTTCCAGCCGGCAGCAGTAACTTGCAAACGTCTTCAGTGCGCGCCGCAAGTCGCGCTTTTATTTCGGCGGCGTTCATGTGCGGTACCCAGGGAAGATCGGTTGATTCATCCGCTCAACGAATGCCTCGACTGATTCCGTTTTCGGCGCGTTCCTGCCGGCCCAGTTGCGATAGCATGTTTCAAGGCACGAGCGCCAGCGTTGAATTGGCGTTTTGCGTTTCATCCAGCCTAGCGACTCGTAATGCTCCCATGCGCTTGTTGCGTCGCCCTGCGGCCAATCTGCATGCGTTTGCTGCGCGTGTTCGAGCCATTGCTGCAAAGTTGGCGTGCGCGGGGTCGAGGGCGCAGCCCTCTCTTCCTTTCTCTTATCTTCTCTTATCTTATCTTCCTTTATGTTGGGTTGATGCTTGGGTTCTGCTTGGGTTGATGCTTGGGTTCTGCTTGGGTTGTGCTTGGCCCCGTTGGTGCGAGCTGCTTGGGTTTTTGCTTGGCTCTTGCTTCGTCCTCCTGCGCTAGCTGCTTCTCTATTTCGTTCCCACTTAGTCTGATGCGCGAGCGGATAACGCCACACGATTAGGTCTTGCCCTTCCCATGTTAGCAGCGGAACAGACGCCTTTACTTCGTCCAGGGTGACTCCGCATGTTTGCTGCCATTGCCGATCTTTCCATGCAGCACAATTGGCGATTCGGCCATTGTTTTCCTGGTCAATGCAATAAGCGACAACGCAAAGCCAGGTTGCCCTTGCGATGGGTTCGCTTCCTAAAAACTCCGCGGCGCGAAGTGTTGAGAGCTCAAGGTTAAAATAAGTCATAAACAAAGACCCCGGCCCGCCTGCGGTAAGACTTGCTGATTCCGCTACGCAGTTTCAGCAGACGCAAACGGCCGGGGAAATTTTTGTTGGTTTCATTACAGCGAGTCTTACTTCGCCGATTAAGGAGAAAACTTTTCTTCGTTTTATGTCAAATTCCCTGCCCAATCATCACCATCACCCCACCACCTTGCGGAGGCGGCGCCCACTCCTTGCCGATCGCGAGCATGTCCACCTGGGCGTCGTCGCCCCAGAATCGGCCGTTGCGCGTGATGCGGTCGAGCACGAGCTTGGCGAGGTTATCCAGATCCGGCTTGCTGGTGTGCGCAGTCGGCGCGTGTTCCTTTAGCATGCCACTTGTGCGCAAGTGAGATTTCGGCCGCTGAAAGTAGAACTGCAGGATCACCGAGCAGCGCCCGGCGAACGGCTCCAGCGAATGCGTTCTCGCAATCTCTGCTAGCTGCGCATCTACGGCAGCCTTCCAGGTGTCGGCCGCATCGCTGTCATACATGCGCGCCACGAATCGGGCGCCCATGCGCCGAGCGAATGCCCGCGGCCTTGGCTGGCCCTTGGGATCTCCCGGGATCCAAAACCGCAGGTCAGTGGTGGGCTCCGGTGATGACACGGTAGACGACGGTATCGGACGCGTTAATTGCGCGGGCAATGCGCTTGTACGAATAGCCCGCGACCCGCAGCCGGCGGGCCTCGGCCTTTTGTGCGTCGGTGATCGGCCGGCGCCTGCCGTCTCTCGGCATGGATCTGATGGCGTCGCCGATGTCAAATGCCAGAGCATCTCGCGGCGCGTGCTTCTCTAGCAGGAATTCGATCCTGCGCATGGTTTCGCTGACGTTCACAAGTTAATCCCTTTCCGTGATGCGAGCAGCTTGTGCCGCTCGGTTATTGAGACATACATTTTCGCCATCTGCATTCGGCTGATGTTCTTGTAAACCTTAGCCAGCGAGACGTTTTGCGCGTAGGCCACCAGCTTGGGGTCGGTGCCGTCCAGCACCATCGCGTTAATTGCGGCGTCGCTTGCGCGGAGATGTTGTTTGTGAGTTTGTGTCATGTCGTGTGAATGTGGAGTTGAACCATTCGCGATCGCGGCCGATCTCGATGCCGAGATAAATTCCCCATAGCATCGCGAGCAGACCGACGCAGCCGCCCAAGATAATAGCGCCCATTAGGCTCATCGGCCGAGCTCTCCCAGTTGCGCTTTCAGTTCCGCGATGTGCCGATCGGCGACCGCAGCCAGGCGGACCATTTGAGCATTCGCCCTGGTGAGCCGATCATTTGCGATTCGCAGATCCAGATTTTCCTGCTTAAGCCGGTCCAGCTCGGCCTGCAGATCGTCGATGATTATGTGATGCGTTGGCATAGTTCGTTGATTTGAGTGCGGATCGTTTCCGCAAGTTGGTCCCGGGTGATTTCACTGCCGTATTTCAGAATGCGGTGCAGCTCCCGGTCGATATCGTCGATCGTCGCCCATGCATCGGCGGCGTGAACGGCGCGAATGTGCTCTTCGCGCTCGTCTGGGAGCTGGAATTCAAGGGTGGCCTTCACGGCTTCAGTTCCTTTTCCAGCGCGGCCCGCGCCATCCGCCAGATGTGTTGCTCGTCGCTCTCGGTCATGATGTCGTGAAGCGCCTCCCGCAGCGCGGCATTCTCGCGTTCCAGTTCTCGTGCAAAATCGGCATCCACCGCTTCAACGTCGTTCGACGGGCTTGAAAAGACAACGAACACGGCACCGTCGGTTCTCGGTGTGTCGCTCATTGTCCAATCTCCTCAATCGCAAGATCAATGGCCTCGCGGATCGGCAGCTTGTGCAGCTCTACGTGGTCAAGTACCGCTTGTAGGCGGGATACGGTGCGGCGTTCCAGCCAGTCCAACCGCGC